CTTCGTATCCATATTCGAATGACCCGATGCGCCCGAATTGCCCAATGCGGTCCCCGTTGTCCCGCGTCATGTCCAGCCCTGATGGGTCATGGTCCCCAAGATGGATCAACACAGGCCGCTTGCCTGCCTCTGCAGCCTGCCTGAAGCGTTTGCCGCCCTTGTACGCCTCTGATGCCGAGACGTACCCGCCACAGGTCAGCCAAGTGACGCGCCGGTCATCGCAGACCTTGCTGATTGTGCCCGCCATGCCGTGCTTTTCAATCCAGACTTCGACATAGGCGTCCTGATCTTTCCAAGGGTCAATGATCAGCAGGGACGAAATATTGTCCACGACGGCTTCAGGTGTCTGGTCCCCCCAGCGCCTCTTGGCTGACCGGCCTTCGTCATGGATGCCGGACCAGTCGATGACCCCAGCCTTCCGGCCTTTCGTGATCAGGGTGCCAAGGTTGTTGTAGTTGCGCTGGGTGTTTTCGAGCAGATCACGCGCAACAAACTGATAGTAGAGTTGCCGAAGGGTCAGGCCCATGTCGTACTTTTGCCGGTACTCACGGATGATGCTGTCTGCAGTCTCAAGGGTCGCCAAGCTGGCTTCCTTGAAATTGAAATTTTCGAACTGTTCATAGGCCATCAGGAATCGCCCAGTGTTGGCCCCATAGGGTCGCGCTCTGATGTAAAGTTGATATTCCAGCTTTCCATGACGTGCGGCTCTTGGCCTTCGACAGTCAGCAATTCGTGCATCAGTTCAGCGCAGATATAGGCCATCGCCGCTGATTGATCCTTGAATGCTTGCATGGACGAATTCTGACCTTTGCCAACACGTTCATCGATGACATCCCACTGGGAAGGTCCGCCACGCAACCGGAAGACCCGGCCTTTCTCATTTTGAACGATGTCCCAGTGTCCAAAATTTCGACGGATAACGCTAAAGTTCTCAGGCATTCCGTGTTCCTCTATTCGTAAAATTCAGTGACGCGGGGCGCACCTGACGGGACGCATTCATCGTCACATTCGACCGGCACCGCGACCACGTAGGCGTTGCCGACATCATCGGTCCAGACGCAGATGGCTTCAGTCTTGACCAGACCTTCTGCCAGCGTCGTGTGCTTGTATCCGCACCGGGTAAAGTTTTCCGGGTGTGCTTCCAGTTCAGACTGTGCCGGAACGCCTTGGTTGGGCTGGACAGGCAGGGAAGTCAGGATGAACGCGATGGTTGCCATCGTCATTTTCATTTGCTCGGTTCCTCAATATTAGATTTGGTTAAGTCCCACCTTCGATTTCGAAGCGATACGCCAAGCGAGCGATCAAGCTGCGGTGGTTGTTTCCGGTTAGAATCCTCCACCCATCAGGAACTGCGTCTTCTGTTGGAAGCCACTTTTGCTGGGCGATCAGATCAAGGTCATCAGGCTTCATCGGGTCGCCTTTGATTAAGGTATTTTCATCAGCCATCATGCACACTCCAATTCACGGACAAAGCACGCCCCATTCCGGGCAACAGTGATGCCGCATTCGGTGCTGACGGTGTGGAACTGGTCAGGTCCAAGACGTTTACGGTCAGTGACCGTGTAGCCCAGCCGTTCAAGGTAGGCGTCCAGCATCGGTGCGCCGAATTTATCAAATCCATCACCGGGCAAGAAGGACGAAAGCCTGCCCCCCGGCGCGGCGCGGGGGTTCTCACGATCTGTGCGGATGGCTTCGATGGCATCGCGCACTTCATCATCTGTCTTGTTGTAGGTCATCATGGTGGGCATCCCTTGATTACTCGATTTAACGGATATAACCCTGACATCAGATATAGCGCAACCCCCTAAATCACATTTACTGTGATTATTTTTTGTACATGCCGGGGGTGCCGGAACAGTAACTGGGATTGGTCAGGTGGCATCATGCACTGTGTACAGGGATTTAACCTTGACCACTGATACCGTTTATGGTCCTAAATTCCAAGCATTGGGACACCTGAAGGCGAGGACGACACCTATGGACGTAATTTTCGACATCGACGGCACGCTGGCCAACTGCGATCATCGCGTGGCCCATGTTCAGGGCGACGTGAAGGACTGGGACGCATTCTACGCCACGATAGCGGATGACAAGCCGATTGCCCCCATGATCACGCTGTTGAAATCTATGGCCGGGGATAAGTTCAGCGAAAGCAGGATTTTGTTCGCGACAGGTCGTTCCGAAAACCACCGGGAAGCCACTGCAGCTTGGTTATCCAAGCACCTTGGATACACAGCTTGGTCAATCAAACCCCTGCTCTGGATGCGCGCGGCTGACGACAGGCGACCGGATTTCGTCGTGAAGATGCTGATGTTGGAAGACATGAAGGCTAAGGGTTACAACCCAGAACTGGTGTTCGAAGACCGGAAATCCGTGGTCGATATGTGGCGCGAACAGGGTCTGATCTGCTGCCAAGTCGCGCCGGGGGATTTCTGAATGAGTAGGTCATACTCAGTTCAGGCGATTTCAGAGCCAGATGACAAACACGCGGCGATGCTTCTGGCATTTGACGCCTGCAAGAAGGCGAATGTCAGCTTACCACCTGAAATTGAAAGATATTTCGAAAACGGTGTCTGTAGAGACGGAAAGCCGGTGCCGGTCAAATTCTCGGAAACCCATGACCAATACACGACATGGTATTCTGTGGAAATCGGAAGCCTACCCAGCAGCGCAAAGATTATCAGGTTCGGTGTGTCATGACTTCCAACGAAACCCCCGGCGAACAGGGTGGCGACCACTACGACGATGGACTGTGGGATGAATGCGAGGACTGCCACGGCGAAGGGGTGATTGACGGCACCTGCCAGTGCGAGGCGTTCGAAGATACCTGCTGCTGCCTGCACCCAGAACCTGCCACCTGCAGAACCTGCAAGGGCAAGGGGGGCTTCCCCATCGATCTTGCCGCTGAAGATCACGCGATGCACGACGCTGACGAAGGGGTTCGTATCGTGTGATCTGCGCTGGGCACTTGAACTGGCAGGTCATTGTAAAAGATAGACTTATTGTGTCAGACGCTAAGAATAAAGCCGAAGCCATCAGCCGCGCCCAAGATGCCTTCGAATCCAGAATTAAAACCATGATCAAGGGCAGCACCTAATGCCAGAGACAACCGCACCCCCAGCGTCTGAAGACGGAAGCAAGCCCCCAAAGCCGGGTGGCGAAGGCAAGTCCGTTGATGGAAAATTCCTACCGGGCAACAACTTCTGGAAGGCCCGGTCCTCGCATGGCCGGAAGCCCATCTTCGAAACACCTGAAGACCTATGGTCCGCGTGCGTCGAATATTTCGAGTGGGTAGAGGCAAACCCACTGTACGAACGCAAGGTCTTTCACAATGGCGGCAAGGTCGTTCATGCCGACGTTCCCAAGCTGCGCCGGAACCGCCCAAACCACCGAAGTAGAGGACAATTCCGATGTTCGGAAAATCAAAAAGGAACCCAGCGATGCCATCAGCACCCAAACTAAAATCGACCCCTTGGACGGACTACCATGCGTTTCGTCCTGATTTCCCACGCGAAGGGATTCCGGCCCACACCCTGTCCCATGCGCGGCGTGAGTTGTCCCCTGAAGCCCGTTTTGCGATGTCTTGCATCGAACGCTGGGGGATGGTGGCGGCAAGACCTGCAGGTGAAGACACCGCCGGTCGCCAAAAACTGGAAGTATCGACGCCTGCGGAGACAGTCGCCAGAGCCTGCGAAATATCCCGTCGTGCGTTCGCAGCATTCGAAGAACACGGTTGGATTCTTGTTCTTCCGTCGATGGATGATGCGGTTGATGCTATTCAGGAAGCTGAGAACAAGAACGATGGCTGATGGCCCCATCACCACAGCAGAGGAATTGCGGGAAGAACTTCAAGCCCTCTGCGACGAACAGTTTGAAGCCCACAAAGCGTTCTGTTCGAAGATGCTGGCCATCAATGAGCGTTCAACGCTGGATACTGCGATGCACGACGCAGTTGGGTTGGCTGTTCTAAATCCGCACTATAAGCGGCTTGAAGGGCACACCCCACGGGTTCACGACAAGATCGAACGGGAAAAATAATCACCGAACGGGTGGCAGAGTGGCTATGCGCTGGATTGCAAACCCAGATTGACGCGGGTTCGAACCCCGCCCCGTTCTCCAAACGTCAGAAGAGGAATGCCCCATGACTGCACCTGATATTGAGAAAATCCGCCCACCCCGTCCAACACACGAACACCTGAACGATTCTGGGTGCATCCCGCGCGCTGCTGCCAGAATTGATTGGGTGGATGGGTCGTCGGTTGTTGTGGGCGGGAACTGGAAAGGCCGGACCATTCAGGGAATCGTCATCACTCGCGATATGCCGGGTTCGATGGATTTCATGGATCGATACCGCATCTACGTTGGTGGCAGCGTGGTTGCCGAAGGTTCGACCCTGCATCTGACCATGATTGAATATGACCAATGAAAGTGGCGTTCGAAGGTCCGGTTAGGGATGTTCCAAATCAATGTTCTAACTGCGCGAACCTTGAAGGCCATGTTTCGTGGTGGTGTATGAATGAAGATGCGCGCGATGCCCGTGGGACGGCTATTCCGGGCTGCATAGGTTGTGCGTTTTTTACAAGAGCGCCATTCGTTTCTGAACTCAAGGTTTCTGATGGCTATGTGGTGTTCGATGTGAGCGAAGCGGAAGGAAACTGGGAGTGACCAGCCCGCTTGAACTGGTGGTGGGGCGCGACACGACGCGGAAGAACCCCATCGTTTGCCCCAAGTGCCATTTGTCGCTGACACCGGGCAAGGCCATCGCCCAGACCTTCACCAGCGGCATGTCGGACTTCGGTGGCGCTGATGATTGCGTCACGATGTCCCCCGGTGGACCCGGACGGCTGATCGATTGCCTGAAGTGCCGGTGGTGCGGCTGGTCTGTAACGAAAGGAAAAACCTGATGTGGTTCTATGGAATGGACGGTGCCCCCAAGGGAATTCCGCTGCAGTTGGCCGGTTACTTCACGTCCGCAACGCCCAGATACACTGACATGGTGGTCATGGGGCGGTGGGACGAAGACACCGAAAGGTGGGAAGGCTGGCATTTTGGAAGCCACCAAGCCACGGCGATTGGGTTTGTCCCTTATGCTTGGTGTCTCCCTTTGTCCGTGCCGCCCAGAACGCCACAGACTGAACAGGTGGAATTCTCAAACCGGATGCCGGACCCAGATGTTTTGGGTGGTGAAATCGAGTATGATGGATTTGGGTGGAACAAGGTCAGCCAAGTAGTCAAACCAAGGGATTAACAGAAATGTTAAAGCGGATATTCGCTTCACTCGCCATTCTGGTCACGCTGGCCAGTGCGGTATCGATTGCCCAAGATTGGCAGCCCAAGTACGTCACGGCTGATCAGGCGGACATCAAGCCATTCCACTACAGCGCCACGGTCACGGACGTTTACGACGGGGACACCATCACCGTCCGGGTTGATCTGGGGTTCAACGTCACGATCAGCCTGCGTCTTCGCCTTCACGGCGGTCGCGCGGGATTGGCTACGTTCCGAAATTCTCGGAAAGACGATCACCTTCGTTTCGTTCCGAGACAAAACCGGGAAGTATGGCCGGTATCTGGCGCTGATCTATTCAGAAGGCCACCAGTTGAGCATCAACGACCGATTGGTGAAGTTGGGCCACGGGGTTTACAAGGATTATTGACATTATGGCTAGTTCGCTGACTGACATCATCAAGGCCGCGATACGGGAAGAACTGATCAGGCAGGGTCAGGACGATGGGCTTGATGCCCCGTATGTCGCATTCGAAGACAGCAAATCGATCCATGCTTCAGATGAACCGTCTTCTGACGTGATCTTGGATGGGTTGGTGGATACCAACGCCATTGCCGAGTTGGTCGCGGCGCGTATCGGCAATGTGGTTGACCCCGCTGGCCAGATCGAAGCTGCAGTGCTGAAAGGCCGTACTGTTACCTTCACACCGCACGATCTGCTGGAAGGCAAGGTCAAGTTGGTGGTCTGGAAAAAGGCGAGTGACGAACAGATCATGGGCATCAACGATGTGCTGAAGCCGGACGTTCTGCCCCTTCAGTTGGAAGCGATGAACCATGAAATGGACCGTGGCGAGCGTGAGCAGGCCCGGATGGCGTCAGTGGCCAATTCCAACGGTGCCGCGTCGTGAGCCATTACGTGATCGAAGGCGAGACGTACCGGGCTGCGACGGTGCATGGCCCGTCCCCTCACAACCCCATCCCTTGGGTCTGGTTGTCCAGCGTGGATGACCCGGAAGTCGCGGTCAGGATGCCGGTGCATGGCCTTCCAGATGCGGAACCACTGCAACCCGGCGAAGCCTCTGTCCCGAACAGGCAGCAGAAGAAGCGGGCCAAGAAGATCATCGAAGCAAGGAAGCGGAATGGTCGATAGATGCGCCCACCACGCGCCCAGACTGTCGTTCTTCGCTTCCTACGCGAAGGCTGAACGGCTGATGGCAGCAGGTGAAGATCAGGTCCAATGCCCAACATGCCACTTGTTCTTGTGGCCAGATGAAGTAGGGATAGAACCCTCAGAAGAAGGAATGCCCAATGAAGCGTCGTGACGTACTGAAGATGATTGGGGTGGCACCTGCTGTCCCCGCCCTGCTGCGTGTCGATGTCGCGGCTGCTGCAGTGCCGCCAAAGGCTGAACTGACCAGAAAGGTTTTGATCAATCGTTGGTTCGAATTCGAGTGTTCCGTCTCACTCGAAAAGCTGGGATTTCCGCCCAAATTGACCACCCCAGTCACGCTGGGAGGGGCTGAATTCTTCATCCAGCGTCTGGACTGGGATGTGTCTCTTCTTCGCATTCATGGCCGTACCAAAGACGCCAATCTTTCCTATGGCCCCAATGGCGTGATGTTCCCGCCGGAACTGGTCATTGATGGCCGGGTCGCTGAAATTCGTAGTGACTGGCGTTGGTGGTTTACCGGGGAAACCCAAGAAATCCCCGATTACTGATGGCCAAGGTCGTTAACATCAAAAGCCCCATCCGGGTCTACATCGATGGCGTGCCCTACGATGGGCCTGACCAGATCGAACTGGGCTGCAGGCCACCACCCATGCCGGTGCGCCCGTTCCATCTTCGCGTTGATGCCGTGAACCGCTTCGCAGCCGACGCCCTGCACCCGTTGCGCCGAAACAGGACAATCGAATGACCGTTGTTNNTAAGGATTCCCCGCTGCAGGATGGGGTTCGCAGCTACATCACCAGATCAGCGTCCGGTGCCTATCGGTTCGGATGCGAGCGTCTGGGGCAAGACGGGGAATGGCGCGCTATCCCCGGTCCCACGCCCGGTGGCGACGACCTGACCGCTGCTGAATTCGACCGGGTGTGCGAACTGCACCCTGATGGGGTGATGCAGTGGGACACAGCGTCAACAGAGGTTCCAAGCGAAAAGTGAAGTTTTCGGAAAATCACATCCAAACCCTGCGCTGGGTCGATGGTCAGGCTGGCTTCAGCAGGGCGGTAGAAGACATCTTCGAACACCACAGTTTGATGGTGGCGTTGCGAGAAAATGGCTTGATCAAGCGTGTCCGTCGCTCTGGGTTTACCTTTGACATGATTACGAAAAATGGCAGGAAGCTGTTAGAGCAACAGCAAGAGTAGCCCAAAACCTTGATTGACGGTGCGACCTTTACCCGGAAGCGGCCCCGCTGGGCGCTGCCCATGACACCAGCGCACCGCTATCTGGGCGCTTACGGTGGGCGCGGGTCCGGCAAGTCCCATGAATTTGCTGAAATGGGAGTTGAACGTCTGGTCATCGACCCGAACTGCAAAGGGGTCTGTATCCGTGAGACGCAGAAATCCCTGAAGTACAGTTCGAAGGCGCTGATTGAAGAGAAGATCAGCAAGCTGGGTGTGGCCCACCTGTTCGAAATCCAAGAAACCGTTATCAAGCGGAAGGGTGGCAAGGGCTTCATCATCTTCGCGGGGATGCAGGAACACAATGCCGAATCCATCAAGTCGCTGGAAGGGATGGACTGGGCATGGATCGAAGAAGCCCAAAGCCTGTCCAAGCGGTCGTGGACGCTGCTTCGCCCCACCATCCGCAAGGAAGGTTCGCAAATCTGGGCATCGTGGAACCCGAACCAGCCTGATGACGCGATTGACCACTTCTTCCGCAACGAAATGGAGAACGGGGCGCTGGAAGGCGGCAACCCGGACACCATCGCCATTCAGGTCAACTACACGGACAACCCGTACCCGCTGGGCGCGCTGTCCATCGAAATCGAACACGACCGGCAAGGCGACTGGGAGACGTTCGAACACGTCTGGCTTGGTGGCTACAACACCAGATCAGAAGCACAGATTTTCTCTGGCAAGTTCCGGGTCGAAGAATTCGACATCAAGCCCGAATGGGACGGACCCTACTATGGCGCTGACTGGGGCTTCAGCGTGGACCCAACGTATCTGGTCGAAATGTACGTCTTCGACGGGGTGATCTACTGGTGCCGGGAATCGGGTGGCGTGAAGTGGGAAATGGAGGACATCGGCCCGAATTGGCAGAAGGACATCCCAGAAGCCGTTGATTTCAAAGTCCGTGCGGACAATGCGCGACCTGAGACGATTAGTTATGTTAGACGCAACGGAGGGTTTAGACGACTGGAAGGCGTCGATAAGTGGAAAGGGTCCGTTGAAGATGGCGTCGAATTCTTGCGAACATACAAGCACGTCATCCATCCGGCGTGCCCTCGCGTCCACCGCGAATTCCGGCTCTACAGCTACAAGATCAACAAGGCAGGCGACATCTTGACTGACATCGTGGACAAGGAAAACCACACCATCGACGCGGGGCGTTATGCGCTTTCACCGCTGATTCAGAACAAAGGACGGTCCATCTACGATGGATTGTGAAGGTGCATCATGAAGATGTTGGATAACGCAGTCACCTTGGCTGAAAACCTGATGGCGATGCAGGGGCGCGCAGGCGCTGACAGTTACGCACTCGCACCGCTTGGCCCATCAGAATTGTTCCGCATGTATCGGGACGACTGGCTTGCCCGGAAGATCGTGAACATCCCCGCGCGTGACGCATTCCGCGAATGGCGGACGTGGAACGGCATGGAAGGGACAGACCAGTCCAAGATCGAAGACGCCGAAAAGCAACTGGGCATCCTTCGGAAATTGGAGCGGGTCAGCCGTTTGGCCCGGTTGCGCGGCGGCGCTCTGCTGCTGATTGGCGACGGTGCCGAAGACCCAAGGAAGCCCCTTCTTATCGACAAGATGACGAAGGGAAGCATCAAATATCTGCACGTCTTCGACCGTGAGGAAGTCGCCTACGATGACGTTCGCAAGGACATCGCTGACCCTTGGTATGGCGAACCTCAGATGTGGCAAATCCCGATTGACAACACCCAGTTCGTGTCAGTCCACCCCAGCCGGGTGATCAAGTTCTTGGGTCCAGTTGCCGAAGACACCGCATTTGGCATCAACGATGGTGTCTGGGGGCACAGCGTCCTGCAATCCTGTCACCAGCAGGTGATGAACATCGCCCGGATGTGCTTTGCCATCGCTGAATTGATCCACGACGCCAAGTCCGACATCATCCACGTCAAAGACCTTGCAGATCACGTCGCCAACAAGAAGGGAATCGAAGCCCTGCTGAAGCGGTTCGATGCCGCCATGCTGATCAAGGGCATCAACGGTGCCGTGATTTTGGACGACGAAGAGAACTGGGAACAGAAGACCTACAACTTCGCAGGTATCCCTGAAGTTATCGAAATCTCTATCAAGGTGGCAGCCGGTGCCGCTGACATCCCCGTGGAACGCCTTGCTGATGTTTCAGCCGCGTCCTTGGGGGATAGCGCCCAAGGGTCAATCCGCAACTATTATGACGGCATCGCGTCTATTCAAAAAGTGGACATTGAACCGGACATCGCCCCGCTGGACACGGCGCTGAAGCTGCACGCGCTGGGCGCTGACCCAGACGAATCCTACTATGATTGGAACCCGCTGTGGCAGCCGACTGATAAGGAAAAATCGGACACTGCCAGCAAGCGCGCGGGCACGGTGTCTGTGATCCACAGAACAGGCTTGATTGACCCAGAGGCGCTGAAACGGTCGTTCGTCAGCATGATTGCGAATGATGGGGTGTTGCCCAACATCGAACAGCACGTTGAAGAGGTCGAAGACGAAAGAGAAGCAGGCGTCCTTCCCCCCACGCCAGAAGAAGAGGAACTGGCAGAATTGCGGAAGCAGGCCGCTGAAGTTCAGGCAGCCACGGACCCTTCAGGCAAGAACGCGGCGGCACCCGTACCCGGAAAAAAGCCGGAACCGCCAAGGTCGGGGACAAGTTAGTCCAGCCTGATGACGAAGGGCGCATTCTTGCACTTCTGAAGGCGGCGGATAGCCGGATTTACAAAGCGTTCAGGGACGCCACCGCAATCCTGAAGACAGACCGCTACATCAACCAGATCGATGATCTGATGCAGGCCGGACGCTTCGATGAAGCGATGGAAAGCATCGAAGTCGTCATGTCGCGTGTTGCGGCTGCCAATGCTGCATCGTTCATCGCCTCTGCTGAGAGTGAAGCGAAGATGCTGCAGCAACTGGGTCTGGACAGCGCATCGTTCGATGTGACCCATCGTCGTGCTGCTGCGTCCATCGACGCATCGCGCCGGTCGCTGATGGAGCGCCTGAACACCGCCCAGCGGATGGCCATTGAACGTGGCGCGCATTCCATCGACCGTGACACCCGGAAGCGTCAGCTTCGCTCTGTCATCGGTTTGACCAACAGGGACGCCAAGGCTGTCGAGAACTTCCGCACCGCGCTGGAAACCGGCGATAAGGCGGCGCTGAAGCGTGCCCGTCGCGACAAGCGGTTTGACCGGACAATCAACAAAGCCTTGAGCGGCGAAAAGCCACTGACCAAGGAACAGATTGACCGGATGGTTGATCGATACACCCAGAAGACGCTGGATGACCGGGCGAAGGAAGTGGCCCGTCAGGAAAGCCTTGCGGCGCACCACGAAGGTCAGATTGAATCCTATGCCCAGTATCTGGACACCGGGGACATCACGGCTGATGAAATCACGGTCACATGGAAATCCGTGAGCGATGGCAAGGTCAGGGACAGCCATGTCCACATGCACGGTCAGCAGCGCAAGGAAGGCGAGCCATTCGAAGGGCTGCATAGCCTTATCCGCTATCCGGGTGATCCACTGGCAGCGTCGGAAGAACGGCACGGGTGCCGGTGCTATCTAAGCCGGAAGATCGATCTATCGTCCATTCTGGGCACCGAACCACCGGAAATCGATCTGAACGTGAACCCAGACCCGGAAAACGAACTGGAAGGCCAGCTTTCCCGTGCGCTTGCCCCGGCACCGGCGCGGGGAACAGGTCGCGCTACCCCGGCACCGGACCCAGACGAACCTGTCACTGTGGCCCAAGGTGTGGACCCCGGTGGCACGCCCATCCCGCCGGTGCGTCAGCGGAAGACGAAATCCGCATTCGCCCCATCCATTGTCGAAACGTACCTTTCCCGGTTCCAAGGGGATGCGATCTACAAGCGCGCTATGGAGGGATTGGAGCGCGTCACGATCAGAAGCAGCACCAAGGGTGGCGTCTACACCCCGCACGATCACACCATCAAAATTCCAAGGGATTGGGAAAATTCCGCGATGGGCAAGAAGTGGGTTGGCACCTTCTTCCACGAAGTAGGCCACGCGGTCGATTTCGGGCCATCGGACCAAGCCCACGTCAGAAATGTCCCCAGAGGCCAACGCCCAGCTTCAGGAAATCCTGAAAGGTGACAGCGCGGCTGAATTCGACTTCCATGTGGCCTTCGATGAAGGAAACTTCGAAGAGGCCATTGCGGCGCTGCGTGCGTCCATTCGGAAGCTGGACCAGAACGCGACAGTTGAAGACCTGCATGATGCCTATCTGAATGATTACATGATGCAGATGACCTTGGACTTCTTGGGCGCTGTCACGAACCTTGAGCGTGGCGCGGGTCACAGCAAGGCGTACTATGCCCAGTTCCCGAAAGTTCAGGGGAACGTGACCGTGGGCAACACCACTGAAGCGTTCGCCAATGCGCTTCTAGGCCATTCGATCCATCCAGCATTCGTCAGTTGGATGATGGAAAGCATGGCCCCCCGCACAATCGCGAAATTCCGTCAGATCATCGAAGAAGGGGATGAAGGATGACGTATGCCGAAGAACAGGAAGAAAAGCTGAAGCTGGCTATGGCTGACTACAATCAGCTTTACCCGGACAACCCCATCAGCAAGCTGGGGGACACGCCAGATCGTGACTTCCACCTTCTGGCCTTCGACACATGGCGATCAGGGGACGCCCCATTGTCCGCTGATGCCATCGAAGCCATCGAAGCCGAGACAGACGGGACTGGATTTTCCTGATGTGCCAGAACATAGCGGACGAACACATCCATCTTCGATCATACTGGCGCGATGGGCGCTGGATGTGCTGGTGCGGCTTCTTCTTTTGACACCCGCATCGATCTGGGTCAGGATTGCTCAACAGCTTAGAGTTGGGCTTTGAAGACCCAGCGGGAGAAGAACCATGAACCCCCCGGCGGCGAAAGCCGTCACCCCCAAGGAAACCCGCCCCGGAAACGGTGGCGGGTTTTTTGTTGTTTGTCCCCAAAAAGGGATGTAACCCTTAAATTGGGACTGGATGGCTGTTTCCGCGTTTCAAGACGGTCCCCATAAATGTCTACCAAACCGGCGCAGACATACTGCGTAATCAAAGCGTGACCTTGGGTATGTCTCGTACACAAAACTGCCCATCAATGAACCCGTTCAACCTGAAAGGACACCTTCCCATGAAAAAGATAATCGTTCTTGGCGCTGTGGCGCTCTTGTCGTGCGCCCCTAAGACCCAGACGTTCGCAACCGGCGGTTCCCGTGCGGATGCGACGGTGGGCGTCCAGCATGGCCCAGCAGAGCAACCCCCAGCAGCTTCAGTGGTCAGCGGGATGCAATCCATCGCTGAACAGAAATGCGGCGTCTGGGGCTATGAAAGCGCCGAGCCATTCGGTGGGTTCAAGCGAAACTGCGTTGCGCCAAGCGACTATGGGTGCTTCCTCTGGGATTTCACGTTCGAATTCCAATGCACCGGCGCACCATCACAGCAAGCGCCCAAGGCATAGGGGCAGGGCTATGGAAGCGATGACCGAAGCCGGAACCTGCATAGCGCAGCCGGACACGATTACTGAACTCTCTGAAGATGCAGAGGTCCAAGCCGGGTTGGTGAAAACCACCGTCTGTGCCTGTGGCGCGAAGGTGAAGTGGAAGGTCAAGTCCGGTTCGCCGGTGGGTACGTTCACTGATCGGGGTAAAAAATGCACCGGGCCGCGACACGATGTCCCGGTTAGGAAACGCGGGGCACTGAAGATCAAGACCCCATCCCCGGATGAATTGGATGCTGCGAAAGAAGGCATTGCGGAACTAGGCGAAAAAATTTCCGAACATGCCGCCCAGCAGGGTGTCGTGGTAGAATCGCCAGTAGTTACTTCAGCGAAGAAGGCCCAGCAGATTGCCCAGCAAAATCTGGCGAGGCAACTTGATCAGGAACCAAACCCCTTCGAAGTCCCAGAAGATGAACCCATCACGGTTGGCGTGGATGCCGCGAAACCCGGTGGGGACGAATCCGTGGTTTTCACGGATGATGACTGGGGGATTTCCTCAGAAGACCTTGAACACGAACGCAACATGCCCAGCGTCCAAGAGCAGTGGCGGCGGCAACGTGAGCAGCAAGACCGGCGTGCCGCCCAGAAGTCGGATGACCCTGCATTCTCGTATTCGACAGTGAGATTGGAAGCTGGGAAGGCAAAAGACCCGGTGGAACCAGAGCCGTTGCGGTCAATGGATGCGGGGATCACAGCCGTATCAGAGGACATCACCGTTACCCCCGGCGCGACCATCCCCGGTGCTGTAGCCAAGGTTTCCCACATAGAAGAAGGCGTCTTTTCCAGCCGGATGTTGCTACAGAATGGCCCCGGAAGCTGGATAGTCCGAACCGAAGAAGGCGACTATCGGGTCCAGTTCTTCAGGGGGCAGGTGTCTGGGTTTGAGAAAATCGACCGTGGGTCTGGGTTTGGCCTGATGGATCAAACCGGCAAAATCCTTGCGCTGACCGTATCGGAGACGCGGCGCGGGGCGATGGTCAATGCTTTGGAGACTGGATGCAATGTGTCCGTCTACAGCTTCCATACTGACGAACAGATCGAATTCATGTTCATCAGATCGAAGCCCAGAGGCAGCCGCATCGTGCCGATAAGATTCGAACCCGTAGAAGAGGACGACGCCTGATGGGAACGGTTCCAATAAGCGAAAAGCACCGGGCGTGTCGCGATGCGCTCGCTGATGCGATGCAGCCATTTGACGGGGACATCAAGCCCCCTGAAATGCTCGCCATCGTGTCGCAGATGGTGGGGCAGCTTATCGCGGTTCAAGACCCGGATGTGATCACCCCGGAAATCGCGATGGACTTGATCCTTCACAACATCACGATAGGCAACGAAGCGGCGAATGACTATCTGGATGAAAACCCGTCTTGAAGACGATCAGCTTGCACTACATCCGGTTCCGGTGCCGCATTGACGGTGTTGTTACTGACAAGGCGGTATCGGGGCCATACCAGTCCAAAAGCGAGGCAGAAGGCGACATCCAGCGTGTTCTGAACGAAGCAATGAAGGTCGATTGCTGGGCTGTGTTCTATCACTTTTATGTTGATGCAGTGGACTGCAGGACAACTGCAGACCAAGTTTTCCCCAACTTCGGTGCGCTATCGGAAGAAGAGTTGGGTGATTTATAGCGCAACCGTGGGGATGTGTGATATTGCCTACGTGTTCGGTTCGAATTTCAGTGTCATCATATTTCTGATAGGGCGTGAAAATGAGCAAGCGGAATGACAGAATTCTAGCAGCGGTTGGTGCGACATTGCTTCTGGGGGGTGCGACCCAGATCAACGGTGGCAGCCCCTACAGTTTGGGTGGTCTGGCGTTGTTTCTTGGCATCATCGTTGCCATCGTCCTGATCGTTCGGCTTCCGGGTCAAAAGGCCCGCTGCAAGTTGAGCCATCCCAAAAAACATCTTGATACTGTTTAGACCCCCAGCTATTGCAAAATAGTCGAGTTGTTGAGGGCACTTCCTTGGATGCGTTTCGTCGCTAGGCTGGAACGCGGTGCCGGAAGGTTGGCAATCCACTTGACGGCGCGCTGAAGGGTGGAAGTGCTGGGTTGCTGAGTACGGTCTAAGGCTGAAGCCCTTGAACGGGGACTTGACCATCTAGTTCATTTGTCTGGCGATGGATAGCCAATAGGCAGGTGGCCGTGGGTTCGAATCCCACCCCAAACACTTTCACCCGGAGCGTGAGACATGGACACCCTGCGACAGCAGGTGGTGAACCGCATGTCACGGCTAGGCGAAACCGAAATGGCGACGGAAATCATGGCAGCTTGGCTGGCAGGTTCCCACAACACGCCGGACATCGCCACACTGACGGAAGGTCAGTTCAAGACAATGCTGGAAGTCGCGTATGCGACCTACCACACCACCACCAGATCAAGAGTGGTGGCGGCGGCTCTGCTAGACGCAGGGGCGGCGCTATCGCTTGGTAAAATATCGGCGTAGCGCCGGTGCCACTTAGGGAAGATGAATGGCCACGATCACTGTCACTTCAGACAGCAACTATAGCGCCCTTGGCGCGGCCAATAATGACATCATTTCGCTGACCCAATCAGCACGCATCACAATCGATGAATCGACGGATGACATCCGCCGGTGGGACTGCATCACAGACGGCGAATTCTTCTGTGAAAACCTGACCAACACACCCCGGTTCATCCGGGTAGGTTCCACTGGGACATCGCTTCCTCGCATCCGTTTGGAAGCTGGTGGTCGGATGAAGCTACGCGGAAAGCTGATTTCGATTGGGACATCCAACGGCAACGCGAACCAGACCTTCACGTTGCCCACTGACGGCGGGTCGCAGTATCAGTCGCTGGGCGGCGTGTTCTTGGACCTGCCCACCCCAGATACCTTGCGGGATGGAACCCCAATCCACCGGCTGGCAGTCCGGGTGGACAATCTGGCCGATTCCTTTGGTCATGAAATCTTCGGATGCACGTTCGAACATGATCTGGCGAATAACCGGATTGTCTTTGGTGACGGGACCGGCGGGTGGATTCCCCCATCTGGGACGGAAATCTTCGTCCCCAGCATTCAAATTCAGGTCGCCAACAGCACAACCACGGTGCCTTACTTCGATTTGGCGTTGTCAGGTCGGATGGATTTCGAGTGCGTTTCTATTGGCAGCGCCGGTTCTGCTGCTGGCCAGTCGTTCAACTGCGATTTCGACAACGGGGCAGGCCAAATTTGGAAGCAGGTTGTTGTGGAAACCGGGGGCCAGAACAGCCCAATCAACTTCAACGTCAACGCGGGCAAGGTGACGCTTCATGACGTGATCCTCAGTTCAGCGCGGGAACTGATCATGTCATCTGCCACAGTGCCGCCTGAAGTGAAAAATCTGGCGATCATCAACCGATACACGGGGTCCACTGACTACGGTATCGAGTGCTTCAACAATACCGGGGGGTATTTCGAAAAAGTTCTGGCGATGATGCCGAATATGTCGAATGGCAACACTGGACGTGGCACCATTGGCCTTTCTTCCCAGAATGTCGATTTCTTCGATCTGTATTTGGCTGGTTATAATACGGCGATGTATTTCGCTGGGGGTGCCGGTGAATGCACCGTCGATGGCCTGCACACCTGCGCTAGAGGGTCACGCGCGCAGACCCAATCCAGCGCGAAGACTTCGTGCTTCCGGGCATCCAACGCCAGCAATATTTCGATCAGCCACCTTCGATCAGGGATGACTGTGACTGAAGGCTACGCGGCGCACCGTGAGTGCATCGCCTATGTCACGTCCGGGTCGCAGGGCGTCACTGTTTCTGACGTGATCTACAACGCCAATGGTGAAATGGACCACATCACCAACAACCAAGGTTCGGGGACTAGGTTGGGCAACTTCCTGATCGAAGGCCAGCTTCTGAACAGGGTGGCAGAATTGTCCACCACTTCAAGAAATCTGGAAATGACCAACGTGAAGTTCGATCAGACCCAGAGCAACGGCACATCCTGTGAATTCGGCTTTGGTTCGGTCTACCAAAACACGATGGTCAAGGGCAGCCTGACCACTGCAGTTGGAACGGGGACTGACTGCACATCGAACCACATCTTCCTGAATGAAGATGAAACTGTTGGTCGTGTCGAATTCAGGATGTCGCCAGAGTTGGATGAAGACTATCTGGAAAAGACGGTCGAAACCGGCAAGATCGTCTTCAACCAAAATAACCGTCTCTACATCGAAAACGTAGGTGATCAGGTCGTTTTGACGGGTCGCATCCACGGCGGCATCACGAACTTCACCGGGTCACTGTCCAAGACCGGCGTGACGACAAGTGCCTTCGATGTAGAAGGATCGATGCGGCGTCCGGGTGGGGCTTGGACCGCATGGGGCGCACCCAGTACGATGTCTTCCCAGTTGGCAGGTCTGCCAGCAGGGGAACTGCTGCAAGTGCGGGTCAGGATCACGAAAATCACGGCTGGGCTGTCGCAATACCTGTACACCAGCTACGCCAACACAGCGGTCACGGCTGGATATAGCTTCCCGTTCATCGCGCGCCCGGTGGCAATCACGCTGAACGGGCTTCCTGACGGGATTGAAGTTCGTATCCGCCGGGGGCGGCAAACCGTGGCCTACGAACCATCCGTTTCCGGTGGTTCGTTCGTCTACGAATACGACTTTGCGAACAGGATTCCTGTGAAGATCACAATCGGTGGCGCTGGATGGGTCCGGCAAGAACTACCGATATTCCTTGAAGCGACAGATCAGACAATTCCATTGGTCTTCGAGCCGGACCCATCATACGCAAACTAGGAGGTTGGCACATGCCGAAGGATGAAAAGAAGGGCGTCAAGGGCGTCAAATACAAGAACAGCAAAGGGACGTTCACCCTGAAAGGTGGCTGTCTCTACACCGAAGACGGGAAGCGGACTTCCGCTGCGTTTGAAACCGGCGAAGGCGGCGCGCTGAAGCGCGTGAAGGGATAACGAGACATGCCAAAAATTACAGCAAAAACAGACCTAACCCTTGGCACCAACTACAAATTCCATGTGGTTGACTTCCAAGGAACAGACATCGCTGTCGATGCAGCAGGAACCCAGATCACGTCAACGACCACGGATTTCACTGCCAGTTCCGAAGTCAGCGGTATCGTGAAGCGTCCCATCGAAGTTGACGATGTGATCAAGATTTCGAACGCGGCCAACGGCGCGAATGAAGGCGTCACGGTCACGGTCACAGCGGTCACAGCCAACGCAGTCACGTTCACGACCCTGACCGGTTCGCCAGTCACTGAAGCGGCTGGGGCGGACATCAACATCACGGCGTTCAAAAAGACCTTCCAGTTTCTTGAAGCCGGTGCCCTGTCGTTCATCGACGGTGTTGGCGCGATCACATGGGCTTCTGCAGTCGTTGACCAGTGGGATACTGGTGATCTGGACATCTACGACAAGATGTTCACGTCGATTGAACCACGGGCTAAGTCGCTCGCCTGCCTGAACGGCTGGGAACCGCACGACACGGACACCCTGAACGCCCTTCGCGACATGGCGATGGAAATCAGGGACAGCGCCACGTCAGCGGCCCGCCGGGTCTACTTCTGCGCTCGCTCTAACCCGCTGAACGCGGCAACTGACCAATTCTACTTCTGGCCATCAACGGACGCGGCTATGGACGCCCCCACGGCGGCTGTGACCCAAGGCTTTATCAATCAGTTGGTTCTGCTGGTCGATACGGACAACGCGGTCAACAACGTGGGTGACTGGACGTTCCGTTGCCTTGAACCCGGCAAGACGCACCTGCAGGAAACTGTTTCGGTCGAATATGCTGAGATTTACCCAGTCGCATCGAACAACGCGATTGATCCGAAGTTGGCTGATCCGGGTACTGGCGCGCAGCTTGTGTCTGACGCCACGGTCGCAGCAGGCGGCATCTATGCTGGCATCGACATCAACGTGGATGCCGATTCCCTGTTTGATGGCGATGTGAATGGCACGCTCTACAGCTTCACGGGTTTTGTGGATGCTGACACCCAGACCAACGATGATGTTCACACCAAGCTGCACTATCAGCTTCGCCAGCCGGTAAACATCAACGATGATGGCACTGGTCCACAGATCAGGGGTGACAAGACCCCGCCAATTTCCGCGTTCTCTGGCGACCTTCTGACGCTGGACGGCTACTACCTTGAGAACTACGACAGCGCCCAGCGGAACAACTTGAACTTGGCTGATCTGAGTGGCGCGGTCCAAAGTTGGCCTGCTATCTTTACGCTGACCGTTACGGCACCAACACTGGCGCAAGGCGGGACGTTCTCGATTATCCACGAAGACACTTTCGGCGCATCAGCGCCAACGTATCTGCAGGATGAATCGGGTTCTGATCAGCAGGACATCGCGGTGGCAGCGACCAACAGCATCGTCATCGCCTATTCCACCTACAACGTGGATAGCCACACGCCCAACACGCCACTTCCGCTTCGCCTGACGTGGAACAAGCCCGGTGCGATTGAACCGGACAACGCGGCGTTCACGATGGCTGCAGCGAACCAAACCCAAGTCATCGCTGCACAGGCTGACCCGTCCTATTCTGCGTCCTAGCAGATGGCGGCAAGCCTTCACTTCGACGGGGACCGGCGGCGCGTTTACGAAGTGCCGAACGGTGGATCGTTCACCACGGATGGCGATGGATACCGGATTTACACACCGGGTCCATCGCCTGAAGCGGACACGTCTTTTTCGACCACTGAACTGTGGTCACGGTGGGTGGACTGGCACGCCACCAACAAGTGGGCCACGCTGGCCATGTCAAAGTCCGGCGGTGCCTTTCGCGGGCTGGACCAGAACGGGGATGAAGTTTACGCGACGTTCGATCTTCGCTGGACGAACCAGTGGTCTTTCGTCCCAGCAAACTACCCACACCGGACTGTCATCATCGGGAACATCTATCCCAACGAAGATGGTGTGGATTTCGATACCAGCCGCGTCACGTCGCAAGGCGTTTCGCCACGTATCCAGTTTGCCGATAGCCTGCAGGTTCTGAGGCAAGACGACGCCGGGGGCGGCGGTGGGGGGCTGTCTGACGAACAGGAAGAACTGCTTCGTCAGGCGGCTGAAGGTGGCGACGGGTGCTTCCATGCACAGGACATCGAACTTGTCATGGAAGAACCCGCTGAAATCCGGGTGTTCTTTGAAGAACCGCCCACCATCCAGACAACGGTGCAGGACACTGATTTCGCCATCGCGTTGCTTGGTGATCCAACGGTTTCGTTTGACGAAACCCCAATCATTATAAGGGCGGACTGACCATGCGACCAATCAAGATCAGTCGGGCGTCCGGTGATGAAACAGCTATCCGGCTGGTCATCAATTCGAACAATGCCCGCGATTTGGCGAACGTCACTGCAGCGTCGATTGCCATCTACAGCGACCCTCAAGGGGAAACGCTGGTTGAAACATTGACGGGGGAACGGCGGGGCTTCGACCCAGCGGCCTATTTCCCCATCATCGATGCGGACTGGACCGGCACCAGATACTGGCGCGTGGTCTTGACCAAAGGAACCGAAGATCAGCCGTTGCCGGTCTTCAACGAATGGAAGCAGACCTGACCCACTTCATTTTCTTGACCGCTAAGTTGGTCGAAAAAATGAACATGGTCACTCAAAACCTGAAGTGGCGCACAGGCGGTGGGTGTCCCAGCCCAGCGGACCACCAAGAGTGGAAGCCAAAACTTTAGTTTTCGCCGGGGATGTCCCTGAAAACTTGATTTGACTGTCACCTGAAATGTCAGGGGGCAAAAAACATGACCCCCCTTCGATGGGAAAGGAACCCAACATGACCGGAACCATTCAGTCTGGTGATTTCGACCCAGTGACCGGCAAGGGCTGGTCGATTGACAAGAACGGCGGCGCTGTTTTCTACGGAAGGATGCTGGATAAAGACAGCGCCGGTCGCGATGCCTTCCGCGCTGAAGCGGAGAAGATTAGCCAAAGCGCACGGGATGCCAGAGCGACGGACGCAGCGCCCCGCACTTTGTACGTCCATCGCCCGGTCCTGAACGGTGCTGAAATCCAAGCATGGGCCAAGGAACAGGGCTTCAAGACCACCCTGCAGCCGGACGACATGCACGTCACCATCATGTATTCGCAGAAGGCTGTGGATTGGATGAAGATGGGTGCCCCGTGGCAAAGCGAACTGGACATCCCCAAAGGTGGTCCCCGTCTGATGGAAAAATTCGGGGAAGCAGTGGTCCTGCTGTTCACGAACCACGATCTGCAGTGGCGCAATGAAGATATGGTCTGGAATGGGGCCAAGCACTCGCACACGCCCTACACGCCCCACGTCACGATCACCTATGATCTGGGCGATGTTGATCTGGACAAGATCGAACCCTTCCAAGGCGAAATCAAGCTGGGTCCAGAGAAGTTCGAAGAACTGGACGATGACTACCGTGAAAGCCTTCACGAAGACCGTGCCCGGTTCCTGTCAGACCTTGCCGGAACCAAGATCATTGGCGATGGGTCGATGGTTGCTGAAGCCAATGTGGCCCGCACGGGAATCCAAATCTATCTGGCGAAGGAAGTGGGGATCAAGGACCACAAGAACGCTGATGGCAGCGAAAAGACGGTCAAGGTCTACCGGCCTGCTGATGAAGTCTTCGCGACCGATTCCTTGCGGACCTACAGCCACGCGACTGTCACCATCGATCACCCCCCGCTGGGTGTGACGCCTGACAACTACAAAGACCTTTCCGTTGGTGAAGCATCCACAGCCGTCACGAAGAAGACGAACGGCGTTCTGGATGTCATCAACATCCCGCTGATCTTGAAAGATCGTGCCGCAATCGAACTGGTACAAGCGGGAACAAGAGAACTTTCAGTCGGATACGACTGCAAGCTGGATTTCACCCCCGGCACTACCGCTGATGGTGAAACTTACGATGCGGTGCAGCGCGATATTCGCGTCAACCACATCGCCATTGTCGAGCGTGGACGCGCTGGGCACCTGTGCAAGATTGGCGATTCCGTCAGTCCTGCACCTTGGGGCGCAACCCCCATTATCGACACTTCAAACCAAGAGGACGACACTATGAGTGGATCACTGACCAACGTGGTCGTTGGCGATAAGGTTGTTGCTGCGAATGATGCAGCCGCACCTGTCATTGAAGACCTGAAAGCCCAACTGGCAGCGGCTGACCAAGCATTGGTCGATGCCAAGAAAAAGGCTGGCGAAGACGAAGAGAAGCTGAAGGAGGAGATTTCGAAGAAAGACGGCGAAATCGAAGTCCTGAAAGCTGATGCTGCTGATGCTGCAAAGCTGGACGATGCCGTCACGGCGAAGCTGGCCAAAGCGGATGAAGCCCGTTCTGTCCTTGGCGATTCCTACGAATGGACCGGCAAAGACACCGAAACCATCGACAAGGAAATCCTTGCCGGTATGTCAAAGGCGCTGTCCGACAAGCGCGGCGAAGACTTCGTGAAAGACCGCGATGCGGCCTTCATCCGGGGCGCTTATGAAGCGACCTTCGACACTGCAGACGTTGGTGGCGGTGCCGCGTCTGGCGATCCTATCCGTTCCGCAATCGCCACCGGCGATGGTGTGAAGAAAACCACGGTGGCTGATGCTGCTGCAGGTTTCCGCGCCCGTCAGGCTGGTCAGAAGGAGGCTCAATAAATGGGCGGCGTTCCAACAACCTACACCGATGAAACCCCAATCGGGCTTCCCGGCAACATCGCCACTGGCGAACCCAACGACCGTTCAACGCGCGTCATCGAAACCGGCTCTGGTGCGGTGGCGTTTGGCGTTGCAGTGGTCGCTGGCACGGCGGACCAAACCGCCAAGCTGCCCACGGCTACGGGCCAAGACTTCGTGGGCGTTGCCTGCGTGGACAAGAACATCCCTGTTGGCAACGGTGAAGACCAGTATGTCGCAGGCGATAACGCGCTGGTCCTGTATCGGGGCTGCGTCTACGTGACGGTTTCGGAGGCTGTGGCCTACCGCGACCCGGTTGCGTTCAACTTCACCACCGGCGCTTTCGGTACGACCGATGACGCCACAACTGATCTGGTCGCCAATGGCGTCTGGGAATCGAGTGCAGCGTCTGGCCAAGTCGCCAAGCTGCGTCTCAAGTAAGGAAGGGAAGAACCCCAGATGTACAATATCGAAACGCTGACGGACCAGCAGGCGCTGGAATTCTCAGTGCCGGAACTCACGCACTTCGAACGTGAAGTGTATGAGCAGACGTTGCTGGAAGACATCCGTTTCCGCCAACTTGTTGACGTTGACAACAGCGCCGACGATTGGGCACGCACGGTCGAATATCGGTCAATCGCACGCGCAGGCAATGCCGAATGGTATAACGCCCAAGCGAACGAAGTGCCGGTCGTGTCGATGGAAATGGACCGTCACACGCAGCCAATCCACATGGCGGCCATTGGCTACAACTACGACATCGAGACGACGCACAACGGCGCACGTCTTGGCGTCAACATCATGAACGAAGGGATCAACGGCGCTATCGAAGAATCCGAACGGTTCATGCAAAAGGTCTGCTACGAAGGTGATGCGACCAAGGGCTTCCACGGTCTTCTGGACCACCCGAACGTCACGCGCAGCACCGCGACCCAGACCATCGCTTCTTCGACTGCTGAACAGATGGTCGCATTGGTTCAAACGCCAATCGCTGCCATCGTTGATGCGACGAAGGAACGTGAACTGCCAAACTACATCCTGCTGCCTACGGCACAGTTTGATAAGTTGGCTGAAACGCAGTTCAACCAGTACACGACTGAAACTGTGCTGGACTTCGTGAAGCGCACCAACGCCACCACGACCCGCACGGGTCGCAACATCGAAATCATGGCGATTTCGCAGTTGCAGGGCAAAGGTGCCGGGTCCACTGACCGGATGGTGATCTACTCCAAAGACCCCCGGAAGGCGAAGATGCACATCCCGATGGAACACCGTTTCGTCGTGCCGATGCGTACCGGCCCGCTGACCTATCACCGCCCCGGCATCTTCCGCGTAGGTGGCTTCGACCTGCGCCGGGAAGCGTCGATGCGGTACGTGGATGGAGTGTAAGGAAAGACCATGCCTAAGTTTACCAACAATGCGACGTTTGCCATCGAAGTTCTGACTGAGGCCGGGGGGGTTGAGTTAATCGCCCCCGGCGCATCGAAGAACATCGAAAAGCCGGTGCCCAACGATGTGCTGAAAGGCCACGTTAATGAACGCAATCTCACCGTTTCGGATGACGAAGATGGTGATTTTGAATCGGACGACCTGCGCGTGGAACTTGAGAAGGCGCAAGCCGACAAGACCCAAGCGGAAGCTGACCGTGACGAAGCACAGGCCAAGGTCGCGACCCTCACCCAAACGGTGGAGGACATGACCGAAAAAGCGCAGGCCGCTGCAGATGCTGCTGCACTCGACAGCAACGCATCTGAAGAGGATGCCGCCAAGATCAAAGACCTGACTGATCAGGTAGCTGATCTGACGAAGCAACTTTCCGAAGCCCCCAAGGCAGCCGACTTGGAAAAGCTGACGAAGGAAAACGGCGACCTGACAAAGCAGGTGGCTAAGACGGGACGGGGCTGGCTAACGCCAACAGCTTCGTCTCGTTGGCCTTCATCCAAGACTACTTCGCTGATCGTCCCAACGCGGCTGTCACAGCATCAGGCAATGCTGAACTGCAATCGCGGGCGATTGTCGCTTCAGAGTGGCTGACCGGCTGGCCAGCGACTGTCGATGCCCAGTGGCGGGATGAACCACTTCAAGCAACACAAGCACTGGCGTTTCCAAGAACTGGGATGGATGCGGTGCCCAGACCCGTCATGCTCGCTGTCTGCCAGCTTGTCGGGATGCAATCGGACGGGGTTTCCCTCTACAGATCACCAATCGAACTTGGTGGGCGAAAAAGGGTCAAGGCCGGTTCGGTTGAAGTTGAGAATTTCGAAGTCAAAGGTGCGAATGTGGCTGCTGCTGTGGCCACCGATTATCTTTGGCTCAAATCTGCATTAACGGCGTATCTCGAATACGGTGGGGATGTTTCGGATTCGTCATCTGCTGACATTCCAATCCTGACCGCGAAGAGACGACGCTAGAAATCCGCGACTGTCGCCCGTGGCGTTTGCGCGCGTTGCGGTATAGCCAATGTCCTGATCTGGGTGTCTCAGCACCCGGCAAACCACCCGTCGCGGATAGAGGGGGGTGCTAATCAGGGAACGCGCATCATCATTCAGAAGGTGCCAAATGAGTTTCTTGGACGACATCCCAGAGATTATGAACGAAGCGTTCAAGGATGATCTGCTACCGGGCAAACTGACCCGTGCTGCGCGGGACACCCAAGACCGCTACGGCAACCCCATCAGGGGACTGCCTGTTGACCATCCCATCATCGGGATTGTCGAAAGCTACGAAGCTGCTGCATCCCGCATCAGGGTGACGCGGCAAGGCTCTGAAGCGTCCCGTGAAGACGAAGATGTTGGCATCTATTTCCTGCTTCACGGCGTTCCTATCGACCCTGAAACCGGGGACCACGTTTCGTTGGAAGGTCCGCGCGGTCAGGGAATCGTCTATCGAATTGTTGGCGTGA